AAACCAGGTGGCACCGGAACCAAAGTCGCTGCGTTGAACGAGGTCACCCTGTGAAGCACACCAACGGCACCCGGGTAAAACCACTCGGGTCCTTTACCGAGTGCCCAAAGTCACTATACTGCAATCGCTGGAGTTATACCTGTGACTACTGAAGTGTTCTATCCCGTTGAAAGGTTGCTGGCCAATCCGAGAATCTTCTTCGCGATTGCCAACCTCTTTGACGGCCCTGACGGGGAGACCCTCAAGCAATCCTTCTACGAGCTCCTGGAGTACGGACTCGGTGACTACGACGACCCGGAGGACTGTGAGTTTGGAATGGGTGCCGATGAGGTTTGCTTCTCGATTGACGACTCCACCGGCGAGCTGCAGATGACTCTCAACACTGGCCTGGCGTCAATCCTCAAGCCAGTCGAGGGTGAGATCAAAGCACAGATCACCAACGACATCGAGATGGCTGCTGCCAGTGCTATCTACGACCGAATCGTCAAGTCGCTGGTCGAGGCGAATCCAGAGTTTGACGGGAATATCGCCCTCTGCTCACCTCCCACACCAGGCAACTCGTACCTCCGGTCCACCGACGGTGAGAGGTTTGAGGGTGCGTTCCACCTGCTCTCTGACCCTGACCGTCAGTACGCCTTCCACGTTGATATCATTGACGTCAACGCCGACATCCTCCGCGCAACCTACAAACCAATCTGAGAATGGCATCTGACAGCATACTGCACTCAACCAACAAAGTCAAGACCTGTGTCACCTCGCTCAAGAAGAAACTCTCAAATCTGCGCGAGGAGTTTGTATCATTCGAAAGCGAACTCGCAAAGATTGAGTCTCGCGTCGAGAACGTGATATCTCAGTCAGAAATCTATAAGACTCGCGTTGAGCGAGAGATGGGTCGAGAGGTGCGCCGTCTTGAGCGAGAACTCGAACTCCTCCGGCAGGAGTCTGCGGGCAAAGTCAGTGCAGAGAAAGCAAGCGAGTCCGACCTGAAAGTCGCGTCGACGGTCGCCATCCTGGACTCTATCCTCCGCTTAATCTGCCAGGGCAATGACGATTTCCGCCTGTCCTCAGAGGCATTCCTATTCCCAGCAGTCTATGAGCGAGTCGTAGACGGGACAGAGGAGGCATACTATCTGGAGTACGTCCCTGCAGCAACCTCCGTCGTGATACGTCGAGGTCTAGAGTACATAACCTGGGTCCGCTCCGAGTTTGACACTCACCTCACCGACCCTGACACCTGGGAGAAGGCCATCGGGTCCATCTCAGACTGGTGGCGCAACGACGCACTGCCGATGCTCTACGGTGCTCGCGACGAGCAGTGGGACATTGACGTTCCGATGTCACTCGCTGAGATCCTCCTGTGGAGGGAGTCGCCAGGTGACCGACCATTGAATTTCCCGAAAATCTTCGATGCCTACGAAATCTATCGCAAGCACAAGGACGAGGTCTACGGTGCGACCGGACTTCGCGAGTTTGAACTCAAGCACTTCTCGTTCTGATTGAAATGAAGAAAACTTTCGGTGACAAGGCCATACGAGAAGCGATGCTCGCGGACCCCCTCTTGCGGGGCAAGTGGGAAGATGCTCAACAGGTTCGAGCACTGACGAAAGAAGACCATCTGATTGCAAAAGTTGGAATTGGGATCGTTCAGACCGTTGAGAGATACTATCAGAAGTATCTGGAGAAACCAAACGAGACCAACGCCAAGGCATACCGCACCTGGAGGTTACGCCTGCACCGGCGAATGAACAATGACAGAGAAACACTTGAAGCAATCAACGAGGCACGAGGACTCGGACTCTTTGACGAGGGTCCGGGACCAACGTGCTGGGACTTGGTGTTCTAGAAGGGTAAAACCGGTTCACGTGTGAAGGAAGTGAGCATGAACCCTCGTGCCGTCCAAATGTCCAAACTTGTGAAGTCGTTCCTCAGTTCTGCGGACCTGGCGAAGTACGGGAATGTGTTGGCGCCGACTTACAGGTCCTGGCAAAACAACTCCATGGCGTATTACACCAACCTTCAACCTAACGGATACGGGGTAAACCCCGGCGACCCGGCAATGTTCGGGTACCGTATCAGTTCTTTCACCCAAGAGACCGGCAGTATTTCCACAACCGGTTGGCTCACGCCTGGTTCCGGTTACGACCCTGGTACTTACCTCGGAGAGGCACTTAGCGGAGGCACAGGCACAGGTGCCACAGCTGACATTATTGTAACTCTTCCCGTTGGAGTCGACGAGGGTCCGGCAAGTGCCGTGTCGTTCGTGTCTGCGGGGACCGGGTACTCCTCCAACAACGTGAACTTCGCCGGCAGGGCGACAGTGACTCTAACTGGGTCAGGGTCCGGACTAAGGGTTCAAGGCAGGAGCAATAACGGCTTCCTTGTGACCGTGACCAACGTCAGCTCAGGCGGAACCGGCTACCGAGTCGGTGACACCTTCACAGTCACCCCCGGAACAGGCGTCGGTCAAGTTGACGCTGTGGGCACAGGTGGCACCGTTACGAGTTTCACCTTGGTTAACGCCGGAACTGGTTACACCCCTGGGGACTCCCTGGAAGCCCCCGGACTCCCCTCAGGTAGCGGTTTCTACGTTCCTGTCGCCACCGTGGTTCCAGTCCAGGGCACTGGAGCTGAGCCGCGTTGGGCACAGTCACCTGCGCGGTTCAACCAGAACCAGGTGGCAGACTTCAACCCTCCTAACGCCAACCAGCAGGCCATACCGTACAGCTTCATCTACCCGGTAGGCGACAACCTGAAGGCTCCCCCCATCGGTTACCTCCAAGCTCCCCCCACCAGTGGTGGCGGAGGCGGCGGAGGCGGTGGGGGTGGTGGTGGATCTGCCGTTGCAATGTGATTTACACCCGGGGAAACCACCCTATAATACATACATGAAAACTCAACGTCCTATGCGAAAAACGCCACTCGGATACCCGGTCCTCTCTGAAGAAATTCACGAGAGGATTTTTGGTAAGCAGAAGCCCAAGGAAATGGGCCGTCTCGCTCAGCAGCGAGCAAAGAGTCTCCTTGGGGACTTTGATATCCAAACCCCCGTTGACTACCCCGAGCACCTCTACGACGGACCGTTACCTCTCCCTGAACTACAAGGTGACACTCTGACAGAGCACTTTGAAAGTATTGCTGAGAAGCAAGTCGGAGAGTACAAGAAACTTGCAAATGAGTTTTCAAAGTGCAAGCTGCCTGAGCTGCCTCCGACTGAGGTTCTCGTGTTCAAACCTGGCTGGACTCGGTACACCAAGTCACGAGGCAAGTGGAAGACTGAGTCTGTGCCTTACCCGCTTGAGAAGGCATTCACGTACGACACCGAGACTTTCGTTCACGCCGGTGCCTTTCCAATCATTGGAACTGCGTACAGCTCGAAAGCAGCGTACGTTTGGTTAGCGTCTGAGCTGATTGACCCGACTATTCCGGAGGACCAGTGGGACCAGCACAATCTGATTCCAATCGGTGAGAACCGCTTCGTTGTCGGCCACAACATTTCCTACGACCGCGTTCGCGCGCGCGAGGGGTACTCACTCGACCGAACCAAACCTGAGAACTTCTACTTTGACACACTCTCTGCACACATTGGCGTTTCTGGTCTTGCCGGTGGTCAGCGCTGGCTATATGTTCTGGCTGGTAAGGACCCTGAGAACCTTACTGATGAAGAGAAGCGGAAGTTAAGGTACGCACCGAAGTGGCTGGACGAGGGGTCCACAAACTCGCTGGTCGCCGTCTACAACTTCCACGTCTATGAGGTGCGGAAGTACTTCGGCGACGACGCCTTCCAACTCGGGAAGGAGGATAAAGCAGTCCGAGACATCTTCGTCAAGGCAACTCACCTGAGTCAGATTCGTCAAATGCTGACCGAGGCAGTTGACTACGCCGTCAAGGACGCATTCTACACCGCTGAACTGTTCCAGGCACTCTGGCCCAAGTACCTCGACTCCACTCCCTCCCTCACTGCTCTCTGCGGGCACTACCACCTGAACGGTTCTATCATTCCTCTGGTTCCTGACTGGGAGGAGTGGATACAAAACGTTGAGAAGACGTTTGAAGAACACAACAAAGAAATGACGAAACTCTGTCAAGACCTCGTGTGGAAGTACTACGAAGAGTGGCAGAAGACTGAGAAGAGCGACTCGTACTGGCGGAAAGACTCCTGGTTGGGTCAGTTGGACTGGACCGTGGCGACTGAGAAAGGGAAGTACGCAGGAATACCAAACTGGGTCCGCCCGTTTATCAAGGACCCTGAAACTCATATCGGTGTGAAGTCCAACCTGTCTCACCTCCTGCTGAAACTCCAGTGGGAGAACTCACCAATGGTTCACACGAAGGACATGGGGTGGTGTTATCGGAACGAAGACGCAGTGCTGACGAAAATCCCTCACCCGAAAGGGACGGGCGACAACGTTGGCGGTGTGCTCTCGAAGGACTTCGTAGACGATATGAAAGTCGGTCGATTGAGTTCGGAACTGCCTGAGGCGAAACGAGCACTCGAGATTGCAAATGCAGTTTCGTACTGGACTTCAGTCCGCAAACGAGTCATGGACCGGATTTACCTCCCGGTGTCAAACCCTCACGGTGCGGACTCCCTTGTGACCCTCCCTGAGATTCTCTGCCACGGTACCGTTACCCGACGCACTGTGGAGTCGCTCATGGTTACCATGTGCTCGACGAAGTCCTGGCGTATCGGGACTGAACTCAAGTCGCGAGTCCAGGCTTCGGACGGGTGGAAGATTGTCGGTGCTGACTTTGACGGTCAAGAGATGCAGATTGCGTCCATCTACAGTGACAAGTGGGAAGGTGGTTACGTCGGGTGTTCCCCGTTCGGTTACAACGTGCTGTCAGGTTCCAAAGAGGCAGGAACGGACCCACACTCTGCCCTCGCAAAGATTTGCGGGGTAGACCGTGACACTGCTAAGATTGTGGGTTTCGCAATCCTTTACGGCGCCGGAGTTCGTGGCGTTCAAAACTACATTCGTCGCAAGTACCCCGAGAAGACACCTGAAGAGGCGAAGAAACTTGCCTTCATGCTCATCCAGAAAAAGAAAGGTGCTCAGCGAAACGGTCTCTACGACTCGGGTCTGGACAGTGGGTGCTTCAACTTCATGGAAGAGATTGCGATGCGGTCTCGACTCCCTCAGTTGCCTTGCCTCGGCACAAAGATCTCAACCGCCATGCGCCCCGCTGCAGTCGGTGACGACTTCAAGACGGGTCGAGTCAACTGGACGATTCAGTCTTCCGGTGCTGAGATTCTCTCAATCATGCTAACTGCTGTTCACTGGCTGGCAGAGGAGTACAAAATCCCTGCTCGCTTCGTGCTCAGTATTCACGACGAGATTTGGTTCATGACCCCGGAGAGATACGCCGAGCAGTTTGCCGTCTTGTTCCAGATCGCTCACATGTACACCTGGTCGTTATTCCACTCGGCGGTTGATATCCCCGAGTTGCCCCTTTCGCGTGCCTACTTCTCCTCGGTTGCGATTGATGACCGCCTACGGAAATCCCCCAAAGAAAGGACAGTAACAGTGTCCAATCCTGGAGGCGAGCAGGAACCCTCAGGCACCGAGTACTCCATGCACGAACTCGCTGAAATCGGTGCCATCGACAAACTCACCAATCGCTACACTGCCATCCAAAAAGGAGTCATCTGATGAAAAAACCCAAGAAGTCTCGCGTTGAAAACGTCGGTGTGCTCCTCTTCCGGGGTGCCATCGACACGTTCTACCTGACTGTTCCATACGACAAGAAGAACCGAGTCATCCCCTCCTCGGTGGAGTGTGCGTACAACTCTCGGTACTTCTCGCTCCAACAGACCGTTAACATGCTCCGAGCACTCTGATGGCGTTCCCTCTTCCTATAGACCCGGTCTTTCGGAAAGAGATTGTCTGGATTTGGATCCACGACATCGGAGATAGACTGAAACTTAACGACATAGAAGGGGCCAACGCCAGTTGGAAAATCGCCAACGAGATTTATCTATCCCTTCCTTCCGGCGAAGGCAGTCCAGCCATTGAAGATCAGCTCTTTCAGCAACGGGTAAAAGTTGATAACCTCTTACAGCAAAACAATGAGGACAATCTCTGAAGACACGGTTCAAGCAACACCGACAACCAAGAAAAAGGCAATGCCCAAACTGGAAACATTCAGCACCACTCTAACCGACGGCCGTGAAATCACCATCCGGGAAATGACCGGTCGTGACCTGATCTACATGGAGAAGGACCTCACCAAAGCAGGTGATGTGGAAAAAGGGATGCGTATTATTGAGCGACTGATTATTGGTGACGACAAAATCACCTACGACGAAATCCTTGACCTCGGGGTGAAGGACTTCCGCAAGCTCAGCGACTTGGTTGCTAAAGCAAACGGTTCTGACGACGAAGACCCAAACTAACAGTCAAGGACCTCGAGGACTTCACTTACAAGGTGACAGTCAACGGTTACGGTCCTTTGCACTTCCGTGAGTTGACTCCCAAGGACTTGTACTTCGCTCAGGTTCTTCGGCAGACGGAGGGAAGTCACCTGCAACTCATTGAGAGACTGCTGCTGAACTCAGAGGTTCTCGATGAACTCCCGGGCAGAGACTTCCGAAAGGCACTCGTCTGGGTTGTTGACAACCTACTGAACGAAAAGTTGCTCACGGTTGAGACCTGGATGGAACTCTGCTTTCATCTCTGTAAGCAACGGTGGGACTCCTCAATGGACTGGCTGGAGACGCAACCAATGAGCAAAATATTTCTCATGGTTGACATACTTCAGAAGCACGTTGAGCGAGAGAACAGCGAAGTTAAAAAGTCTTCACGGAGGCGGTAATGATTGAGTTCCAAGTCAAGGGTCGTGGTTTCCAGCCCGTGAATGAACGGTGGTGGCCGGACACACAGAAGCAGTGGGCAACAAAACTCTTGCAAGCGAACAAAAAGTTCTGGCCAAAAGAGCGAGACCCCCAAACCGGAAGACCCTGGAAGGCGCTCAGCCCAAAGTACGAAGCCTGGAAGCGGAAAGCCAGACCAGGGCAACCGACACTTCGGTTCTCCGGAGAGATGCAAGACTCCGCGAAAATAGTTCCGAAAGGAACTGGACTTGAGGTCTTGACAACACGCTACGGTAAGTACCAGCAGTTTGGAACGAGTCGTCTAGTGGCTCGACCTTGGGTGGGAGTCCCTGACAACTCCATGGAGGAGCTAACTGTCCTCGCCTGGAAAAACATTTTCTCTACCAAATCAAAATGACACGCAACAAACGAGACTACAGCAAGAGCCTTGACACCGTCGAGACACCCGTGACTGAAGAAGTCGTGGAAGAAACCAAAGTCGAGG